CCTGTGGTCTGGGTGCTCAAGATGACGGCTGCCCCCACCACTGGAACCATCGCTGCCTACGTTGGCGACCTGTCGCTGGCTGGAATCATGGCGGTGAAGTCCGACATGCAGGTTGCGTCCAGCACTGATCGGTACTTCGAAGCTGATCAAACGGCGTTCCGCGCCATTCAGCGGCTGGATATCAACGTGCATTCGCTCGGAACAAACAGCGAAGCCGGCCCGGTTGTGGCTCTCAAGCTTGCCTGAACCTGACTCACCCTTCCCAGGAGAACTTTGAACCATGAACCATGCCAGCGGCAATAAGAGCGTGACGAAGGCTGCGGCGAGCGTTGCGGCTTCGGCCACGCACTCGCACGAGATCGACACGCTCGGTTTCAAGTATGCGGCCATTGATGTGGTGTTCTCGCCGTTCACGGCGGCCACCTCGGCGTACGCCAGCGTGCTGAAGGTGCAGGAGTCGGACGCTAGCGGCTCCGGCCAGGCGGACATCAGCGGCCTCTCGGTGACGGCTGGTGCTGGTTCCACGACCGGCGCAGTTGTCGGTGCGGTGGCTCGGTTCAACATCGACCTGCGTGGCCGCAAGCGGTACCTGACGGTGGTGACGAGCCCCGGCAACACGGTGGCAGTTGTCACCAATGCCCGGCTCAGCAAGGCCGAATCGTTCTCGACCGATGCCACCACGGCTGGCGTGAACAACTACGCCAGCCTCTGACGCTGGACACGCATAGTAAAACGCCCAAGAGCGGGCGGCTGGGTTCGCCCGGCCGCCCGTTTGGCGTTTACCAAGGAGCACTCGTGAAGTTTCGCGTAGGCAACATCGAGCACGATCTGCGAGTCGAAGCGGCGTTCTCTGTGCCCCGCTTGGGCTTTCAAGACAACTTCTTCTGCACGATGCAGAGCCTGCTGCCGCTGAACATTCGCCCTACCAAGTTCACGGGTGCATTCTGGGAACAGTGCCTAGATCGTGTCCTGCTGGACATGATTGAACGGACTGACTGGGTTCTAGTTGTCGATTTCGACAGCGTGTACGAGGCCGACACCATTCAACGGCTGATGACGGCGGCGCTGATCAGCGGGTACGACGCTGTGGCCCCGCTGCAGACGAAGCGTGACGAGGGCGTGCCCATGTTCACGCCCGAGGGCCACGACGGCACCATTGGCACGGTGCAGCTGCCTAACGCATGGTTTGAGGCGGTGATTCAGCCCGTCGAAACTGCCCACTTTGGCTGCACGCTCATTCGCTCGTCAGCACTCAAGCGGACCCCCACTCCGTGGTTTCTTGGCACTCCACGTCCTGATGGGCATTGGGGTGATGCGCCGCCGGGTGAGGTTTCAAGGCGCGACCCAGACATTCACTTCTGGGCGCAGTTTAAGGCCGCCGGCAACACACTTGGCATTGCCCCGCAGGTGGCCATTGGCCACGCGGAACTCAAGTTCACTTGGCCGGGCCGGGATCTCAAACCCGTCTACCAGAGCCCCAGCGACTACTGGAACAAGGGTGGCCGCAGGCCGCCCGAGGCGTGGGGCAGCATTGAACACGGGGAGATGAACGCATGAGAGATGACCAATCCCGTATCCGTTTCGTTCGGCCCTACCAAGCGTACAGACGCGGTGACGTGATCGTGATGGACAGGGGGCCAGCCAAGAGCCTTGTGCTGCATGGCTACGCCGTCAATCACGTCGAGGAGCAGCCCCTGCTCGAGGTGGCGGCCGTTGAGCGCCGCGACGTGGAAACCGCAGACGCACCGCGCAGGAGAAAGCGCCGATGAGATACCGCAGCCTAGTACGCTACGAGCAAGGTGCAGAGCCGGTAACAACGGCAGAGGCAAAACTGCACGTACGCATCGACAACTCCGATGATGACGATCTGATCAGTGCCCTGATTACGACAGCACGCAAATGGGCAGAGGACTACTGCGACCGCACTTTCGTTGTGTCGAAGTACACCATGCTGCTGGACTCGTTTTACGGATCCGTGGGCTCGCCGGTGCAGTTTGGGCTCAAGGCCGACGGGAACAACATTGAAGGCCGCCAGGGCACGCTGCCCCAGCTGGACATTGAGCTACCACGCCCGCCGGCATCACCCACCTATGTAGACCCAAATGCGGGGATTGTGTCCGCCCCTGTGGTTATCAGGTACAAGCCCACTGCAGGCTCGTCGCTCACCACGCTTTCATCGTCGCTGTACCGAGCAGATTACGACTCTACGCCTGCCGTTGCTCGCCCACTGTACGGCGGAACGTGGCCATCGCACCTCATGGATCAGAACGCCGTCGAGGTGACGTGGTGGGCAGGGCCAACTGGCTACTGGACTGACGCAATGGACACCAACAGGTCTGGCACGCTGAACATGGCCGCCGTGAAGTCTGCCATCAAAATGGTTGTGGGTCACCTGTGGAGCAACCGCGATGCGTCCGCCGAGACAGCGCTTTCTGAGGTGCCGTTTGGCGTCAAGGCGATGCTCGACACGCTGCGATGGGGTAGCTACCGATGACCCTCCGCGCCGGCGACATGTGGACACGCATAACGATTGAGCAGGCCACCACCACTAGAAACGCGGTGGGTGAGCCAACGCTGGCGTGGACCACGTTTGCCACTGTGTGGGCTTCGGTTGATTCGCTGTCTGCCCGCGAAACGGAACGCTTTGCCGAGACGGTTGGATTTATGACGCACCGCATAAAGATCCGCTATCTCAACGGGCTCACGTCTGCCATGCGGATTCAATACCGCAGCCGCACGCTAGAGATCGGCCAAGTGCTAGAGCAGGACCGGTTGGATTATCAGGAAATCATCTGCACAGAGAAGCGTGACTCATGAGCCTTCCCGAAGCCCCAGAAGCATTTCTGTACGCACGCCTGACGAGCCGCACGGCCGTCTCTTCGCTCATCAGCACTCGCGTGTACCCGCTAATTGCCCCGCAGGGCGCGCCGCTGCCGCTGGTTGTGTATCAACGGACTGCGGTGGAGCGTCCCCAGTCGCTCGCTGGCAACGTCGGCAATCCCGTCGTGACGCTGCAGCTGACCACCTACGGCACGTCATATACGAGCGTGAAGTCAATTGCTCGAGCGGTACGCCTGGCGGTGGATGGCTGGACTGGCACGACGGCCGGCGTGACGATCCAGCGGAGCACGCTGCAGACTGAGGCCGATGGCGTGGACTTGCCAGCCGATGACCAGATGCTGCCGTACTACTCAGTAGTGCAGACGTTTGACTTCCGAATCAATGAGGCAACGTGATGGCAATGCCAGCCATAAAGTTTGAGTTCCCAGACTTTGAGGAGCTCAGAGAAGGATTCCGTCAGTTGCCGAAAGGGCTTTCTGCAATCACGCAAGGCGCAGCCGTGAAGCGTGCAATGCTTCCGGCCGTGGCAGCGTTGAAGGCAAACTCGCCAAAAGGGCCAACGGGCAACCTTGCGAGAGCGGTGAAAATTAAGTCTGTGCGTTACGCCGAAAGCGGCACTGGCGCGGCAATCGTCGGATACGTGAAGGCCGGAACCGGAAAGGCGAAAGTGGCTCAAGGCGGCAAAGTGAAAAAGGGTGCAGACAGGGCTTTCCATCAGTTCTGGATTGAGTTCGGAACCAAGGAGCGCAAAGTCAAAACACGATCAAGCCGTGGTTTTATGATTGCGTCCAGTTTTGGAAGCCTTGGGCCTTTTTCCATCCGTCGCCAAAGAATGGTGAAGGGCGGACGCAAGGTCGTGCAGGCCACGCCGAAGTACCCTAAGTCTTTTTTCAAGGCCGCCAAGGCTGGCGAGGTGCTTGTGCTGCCAGCCGTGAAGGCCCAGCACCCGGTGCGAAAGACATGGGAACAAGTCAGCCCGCAGGTGGCCGCAAGCCTTACAAAAGAACTGCGGCAAGGGCTCGTAAATGCTCAGAAACAGCTTGCAAAGTACGCCGCGAAGAAAGCCGATAAGTCCGGCAAGTAACTGCAAGGGGTGCCTATTGGTCGCCTAGTTTGTGAGTAGGGCTTTGCCGCCCAAAACTCACTAGGAGAGGCCACGATGGCGACTGATTCGCAGGGCAATACGTTCACCTTCAGCGGCAGCACGTACACCGTCACTAGCGTCACTGTCACGCCTGGCGGCGATCTGCTTGACAACTCGCACCTTGGCCTCTCCAGCGGTGCAAGTCGCACCTACCAGTCACCTGCCCTCATTGACAACGAGGTGAGCTGCGAGGCATACGGGGCCACCGCGTTAGCTATTGGCACGTCAGGCAACCTTGTGTTTGCCAGCACGACCTACACGGCAACCGTCTCAAGCTCCAGTGTTGCCTACAGCGTTGGCGAGCTCGTAAAGCAGTCGCTTACGTTCAAGGTGAAGTCGTAACGACGGGAGGCCGTCGTGGCAACTAGTTCGCAGGGCATCGGCGTCACCATCAGTGGCGACTTCGGAGACATTGACTTTGAGGAAGTCACAAGTGCGTCTATTGACGGCGTGCAAGCTGACACCGTTGAGGTCACTCCTCGCACGTCTACTGTCCGCAAGAAAAAGTTTCGGCCAGCAGACACGGACGACGGCACCGCGTCTTTCGTCATGCGCTCACGCAGTCAGATTACTGATTCCCTAGTCGGGCAGACTTGTGACTTTGTTGTGTACAAGTTTGGGTTAGGCGGGGAGCAGTATTGGAACGGCGTTGCAATCATCCAATCGCTTGCATGGCGGGCTAGTGTAGGAGAGCTACAGGAATACTCTGTGGCATTCAAACTAGGAGCGACAACGTAATGGGGCTTGCTGAAGAAATCCTTGCCGCTGATCAGTCGCAGTCTCTCAAGGTCAACGTGCCTGAGTGGAAGTGCGACGTGTGGGTTCGCACGATGCCGCTTGGCGAGTTGCAGGCGTGGGAACTCGCGTGCCTGCGAGCCAAGGGAGAGGGCATTGACGATTACCGCACGCGGTATTTGTGCAAGTGCCTAGTTGACGCGGACGGAAAGCCGCTCTTCACCAGCGAGCAACTCAAGGGACTGAGCGGCACCGTTGGGGCGCGGCTTTTCAAGATTGCTCAGCGGCACAACGACCTAGACGAGAAGGAGATTGAGGACATCGGAAAAAACTCCTAGCCCGGCCGCTGGATGCCTTTGTGTATCTGCTGGCCGGGACGTTGGGGCGAACTGTTGAGGAACTTGGCCGCACGATGAGCGTAGCTGAGTTCAAGGGTTGGCTGGCAATGCACAGGTACGTGGCACCTTTGGATCTCGGAGGCTGGCGGCAGACAGGGCGAATAGTGGCGGCGACTCTGGCCCCATACACAAAGGGCAGGCCACCAAACGAAGAAGATTTCATGCCGATCGAACGGCCGCCAATGACTGGCGCACAGATCGCAGCGGAACTCTCAAAGCTGAAGCGGTGACGTATGGCAACAACTCTGGCACTGGCGATGCGGGCAAGCATGTCCGCCGGCGGCGTTGTGTCAGGTGCCAACCAAGCCGCCAAGGCGATGGACCGGCTGGGCGATCAGGCCCGCAAAACTTCCAGCGACCTGTCGCTTATCAAGAACATCGCCATTGGGGCCGTGGTTGCCAAGGGCATCAGCATGGCCGCCGATGCGTTTATGTCGGCTGCTCGAGCGGCTGGCAGTTACGCAGCCAATGTTGCCCAAGGCGTGGACGCCATGAGCGACTTGGCACAACGCACGGGCATTGGCGTTGAGTCGCTGCAAGCGTTGCAGATGGCCGCCAAGCTCTCAGGCATTGATGACGTAACCGGAGCCGTTCAAAAGCTTGGCGTGGAAATCGGCCAAGCAGCAGAAAGCGGAAAAACCGAAGCGTTTACCAAGCTTGGGCTGGACTTTCAGCAACTGCAGGCAATGGCACCGGAAGAGCAGTTCCAAGCGATCCAGGCGGCCATCTCGGCACTGCCAACACCAGCAGAGCGTGCAGCTGCCGCCGTTTCAATCTTTGGCAAGGCCGGCGTTGAGTTGCTGCCGTTGATGAATCAGAACCTTGCCGAAGTTGAAGAGCGTATGCGAAGGCTAGGAGCCATCGTGGGTGATGATCAAGTAGAGGCCATCGGCGGCATGAATGACGCCCTAGACATGGTGAAGGCCACCTTTGACGGCATCATCGGCAACGTGGTTGGCAACCTTGCCCCTGTCGTTGAGTCGCTGGCTAACGACTTGCTGGCGTTCGTGGAAGAGTTCAACAACGTCGGAGGCGAAGGCGGCGGCATTGCCGACACGATTTCCAACGCCTTGCTAGACGTGGCGGACTACTTCGCTGGCATCTTTGACAATGCCGTAGCCCAGTTTGATGGTTTTGGTGTGACTCTGCAGGAAGTTGGCTCTGTGTTTGAGTTTACCGGCAACGTGTTCACTGCCGTCGCAGAGATTTTGCGGGCAGGTTTCAATCTGTTTCAGATTGCTGGCAACGTGTTGGCCATGGGGCTAGGCAAGTTCCTTGAAGGCATCGGCTCGTGGGTTTCCAGTGACCTTGAGAAGTTTGGCAAAGACTTGTCGGCAAACGCCGAAAAACAAGCTCAGCAAAACGCTGCAGAGATGGAAGGTGCCGCGTCTAACGCCGGTGCAGCAGCTAGCCGCGCAGTGTTTGGCGGCAACTCTTCGCAGAGCGCGCCGGAAGGCCCGGCAGGGCGTGCTGTCAACCGTGCCCGAGAGCGAATGAACGACTCAGAGGCCCGTGCTGAGCGTGAGCGAGCAAGGGCACAGAAGCAACGAGACGATAAGGCTGCAAGGGAAGCCGCAGCTGCGGACGCTAAGGCGAAGAAAGACGCCGAAGACGCACGCAAGCGACAGGAAGATGCGTCTAAAAAGGCTGCAGCCATAGACGAGAAGATGGCCGGGAAGCGTGGCGACATTGGCGACATTCTTTCCGAGCGTGCCGCCGCCCTTGGCGGCAAGTCCAACGAAGCCTTGAAAGCCAACGACGTTCGCTCTAGCGAGGGCATGGCCCAGTTCCTAGCCCTGGCCACCGGCCGCGAAGATCCCGCCATTGCCGAATACCGAAAGCAAACCCAGAAGCTTGACGAGATCCGTGGCGAGCTTCGGGCCTTGCAGCAGGAAAAGGTGGACATCTTGGGGGCAGCCGCCTGATGGCCATCCTTTCCTACACCGAGCTCGCCACCGTCGCCGCTTCGCGGAAGTTTGGCGAAGCTCCCACCTTTCAGCGCAAGTTCGTCGTAGAGGTGGACGACCCGGCGACTCCTCAGACAGCAATCGCCAATGCTCCTGGCATTTCGTTTCTGGCTGCCCACCCAGAGGCGTCATACTGCAAGGCCATGAATGTTGGCGTCGCCAACTACAACGGCTCACGCTGGCACTATGAAGTGACGTGGGACTACGAACTGCCCAAGCAGCAGAACGTAGACCCTAACCCGCTGGCTCGAGCAGACATCTGGAAGTGGAGCACCGGGGGCCTGCAAGTGCCGGCGCTCTACTACTACGAGGAAGGCGACGTTCTTACGCCCCTCCAGAACTCTGCTCAGGATTTCTTTGAGGGCGTGCAGGCGGATATTTCGACGCTGCAAGCGTCCATCAGCGGCAACCGCCAGACGTTTGACTACGGGTTGGCCACGACAGTTACGAACGCCGTAAACTCGTCTTCGTACCTTGGGGCTGAGCCGTACACATGGAAGTGCTCGGGCATCGCAGCCACGCCTGCCGTCGAGGTGGTAAACGAAGTCGAGGTCCGCTATTGGCAAGTCGAGGTGACGCTGGAGTATCGCCCTGACGGGTGGCCGCTCCAGCTGCCCAACGTCGGGTGGAATTACCTGGACGGCGGCACCAAGAAACGGGCTTACGTCATCGACACCGACAGCGGCGACAAGGTGCCGTCTAGCAATCCGCAGCCGCTCACGACGGAAGGTGCCATCTCAAGCGGGGCACCAACTATTCTGGTTCGCCGCGTGCACAAGGCCGTGAACTTTCAGCAATATTTCGGAACGCCAACACAGCAGTAGGAGCAGCCATGCCTGATCTCACCTGGAATATCAACGCCCAGTTAGCCAAGGGCTCGCTCAATCAAGCTCTGGTGGCGTCTGGCGTCACTGCTGACTGCAGCGCCAGCGGCATCAACACGCTGACGCTCACGCCGGGGACCAACGCCGCCGGCACTGTGGCAATCACAACGGCCACGATGTCTAGCGTTGGCCTGTTCTTCGCCCGTAACCTGTCCACGGTGTCCACAGCGGCCGTTTCGTTTGGGCAGCTATCCGCAGGGGCTCTCGTGCCTTGCGTGTCGCTCAAGGGCGGCGAGGCTGCCGTAGGGCGTCTGGCTGCTGGCAACTACGCGGCTCAGTCCAACCTCGCCGGCACGCAGCTGGTGGTCAGCATCGTCGAGGGCTGACCGTGGCAGAGCAGGGAGCAAGCAACGGCGCAGGGCAGGCGGCTGGCAAGTCGTTCGTGTCGTTTTCTCGAGGTGCGGCCCAGCGGATCGCAAAGGCGGTTCGCACCGTCGAGGCCGGCGACCGGAATCAACCGGGGCTGACGTTTGACCATCCGATGCCGGGCGGCAGCAAGGTTTTCCGCGTCTGCACGTTTACGGGTTCTTGGAGCAAGAACACTGCCAAGGTGGTGACGTTTCTTGGGGTAGCGTCACCGCCCAACACTGCGGTGGCCCAAAACATCTTCGTGGCAATCACCGGAACTACATCAACGTCTACAACAAAAAACTGCGCGATCGCCAAAGACGGCACAGCGTGGTACCTGATCGCCGCGGAGTGCTCCTGATGGTGTTACTTCCTGGGTGTGCGTGCTGTGCTGGGTGCAACATATTTAAGAGCGGCGGCTCGCTACCAGATTCGCTAGAGTTTACGATCGCCACAGAAGGGAATGGCGCTTATTCTGCCATTGGTTATTGGTACAGCGCTGCTGGTCAAACAACCCACAAGGTTGACGTCACCATCGCGGACGCAAGCGGAACATATTCTTTGAGTCACAATCCGACGCAAAAAAAATACTCCTACGCTGATTCAAGCGTCGAGCTTTCCTGCTTCTATCAACTCGGCACATCAGGCGCTACCCAGTGGGTGTCGAGCGCGTTGTTTACGGTCGCCCGACTGTGGTCTAATAAAATCACCAAGAGACTCACGTCGTACCTTGGAGATCCTCCTCTATATAGCGACTCCACAGGCTCATATGTCGGCTCTCTAAGCCTCACATGCTCGTCGCCATCATCCGCTCTGGCTGCTTCTGTGTCGGTGTCGTCTGACTGCTCGGCAGCCGGTCGGTGTGTTTGGACTTCATCAAACCCAAACGACCCTAACTGCGACTGGTCTCTACACACGATGATCCGAGGAAGCGGAGATCATGCGGACGCTGTTTTTTCCTCGCCTTGCTCGCTGCCGGTTTCTTTTTCGCAACGGATGTCATCGTCAGCGCAGCAACTGGTTTCATCAATCCAAAACTTTCAGGGATGGGTGAACCTTTCCACCAACTTCCCGTACAACTTCGAGCATCCTCCGGAAACTACTAACCCCTATAGGTGTACTAACAGGTTCTATCGGCATATACACGGATTTGATTCTCTTATTCGTTTGGTGTCTGCTCGTGCTGTGTATGGGTCGTCTAGCGTGGCGATACTGGATGGACAACTGTCGTCTGCGTGTTCTGACTATCACGCATGAACTGCGATATAGATGCTTTTTCGATGAGGTGCCGTATCTGCGGTGCTTCTGTCTCCGCTCCGCACGTCCGCCGCAATTGCGGAACGCCTGTGCCGCCGCGTGGCCTGGGCGACATAGTGAAAGCTGGCCTGTCCGCAATAGGTATCACTGAAGAGCGAGTGAGTGCCGCTATCGGCCGCCCGTGTGGATGCTCTCAGAGGGCTGAGGCGCTCAACGAACTGGGCCGCAAGATCGGCATCGGTTGACAGCCCTGCCAACCTACGTGCAAAGGAGCCGGCCGTGCCCGAGGACCACGTATTCACACTCAACGGCGACGAGCGGTGGCTCGTCCGGTTCACGGACCTTAAGGGCCAGGCGTACGGCTACACCTACAGCCAGAAGAGCAAGCGGCCAAGGATATTGATTCACAGCGGGCTCAAGGGCCGGCACAAGCTCACGATCCTGACGCACGAGCTACTCCATGCGCTTTTTCCTACCGCCAGCGAAGAGCACGTCGAGCAGGCAGGCAAGGACATCGCCAAGGTTCTCTATGCGTTGAACTTCCGCGAGGTAACTGATGGGCCGTAGCTCTGGCACATTCCGCCGCAAGAACGCATCAGACCCGTGGAACGTCACCAGCCTTGAAGGCAGCGTCACCCGCATTGACTTTAGCCAGCGTCTCTGGGTGCTGCTCTCTAGTGACTGGCATTGGGACTCAGTGAAGTGCAACAGAGAGAAGTTGTCTGCGGATCTCACGAAAGCCCGCGAACTCAACGCCGCAGTGCTCAGCATTGGCGATCACTTCGATGCGATGGGTGGCAAGTACGACCCGCGATCCAATGGCAAGTGGGACGTTAGGCCAGAGTTTCAGAGGGGCAACTACTACGATGACATCGTGACGCAGTGCGCCGAGTACCTCGAGCCGTACCGCGAGCAGATGGCACTGATAACGCCGGGCAACCACGAGACGGCTGTGCGGAAACGGATGGAAACGTGTTTGACTACGAGGCTCGTCGAGCAGCTGCGAGTGCGTGGCAGTAAGTGCAGGGCCGCTGGCTACTCGGGCTGGGTGATGTTTCGGGCCAAGGCCGGGAAGACGAGCACGGCACTGTACCGATTGTGGTACCACCACGGTTACGGTGGCGGTGGCCCGGTGACTCGCGGCGTCATTGACTACAGCCGCTATCTCACAGACGTGGACGCTGACTGCGTACACGCCGGGCACGTCCACCAGCGGACGCTGATTGAGGCCAGCCGGCAACGGCTCTCGCCTACGGGGCTTGTGCGGGTGCGGCCGATTCACCTTGTGCGAAGTGCGGCCTACAAGCAGGAGTGCCTCACCGATGGTTGGGCCGTGGAGAAGGGCATGAGCTCACGACCGCTTGGCGGCTGGTGGATGCTCTTGCGTTGGAATGTAGACCATACGGAGTTGCGGGCATCTTTCCATGACTCACCAAGGGACGACAATGACGACCACGATTGAAGACGCCAACGAGTTGCTGCGTGCTGCCGTCGAGATCCGCCGCGAGGCCCAGGCGGCAGGCAGGCCGCATGAGGAGTGGTATGGCGTGTCGCAGGCGGCGACAGAACCTAGGTGCTTTGATGCAAGTACCGAGGAACCGCAACACGTCGATGAGCCATACATCGAGCACCTGCTGCACGAGCACCACCTGCACCGGGCTGGCCTGACGCAGGACGAACTAGACGAGGCTCTTGAGCGTCTAGCCGGCGACGGCATCACGCACGAGCAGCGGCCCGGCTCGCTGCCGTTTCTGGAACTGCTTGAAGAGCTGAGGCATCTGCACCTGAGCAAGAGCCAAGACTACGGGAGCGAGAGCGACCCGCTGGCCAACATCCGCCAGGGCGCTGAGTTCGTGGGCATCGAGCCATGGCGTGCCTGTCTCGTCAGAGTGGCCGACAAGGTGCAGCGGCTGAAGACGTACTGCCGCACCGGGCGGCTCGTTCACGAAGGTGTGCGTGACACGCTGCTGGATCTCTCGGCGTATAGCCTGCTGGCGATTGTGCTTTTCGATGAGGGCCGCAATGGCTGAACCGCTGACGCCCGAACACCTTGCCACCATGGAGCAGGCCGCCCGACGTTTCTCGGGAGCGTACACAGGCACGAGCGGCACGCTGGCCGGCTACGTGATTCACTTGTTGCAAGAAGTGCAACGGCTCAAAGCCGAGTGGCAACTTCTCGCGGTGGCTGCGGCTATGAAAGAAAACCAGCCGCCCGTTTCTTACGAATGACCTAGGCCAGGGCTTGAGCGGCGGCAGGTTTTACTCCCTTTCCCTGCCGTCGCTCGCCCTGTGCCTACGCTGCCGGCTTGCTTGGCCCGTCGAGGTCCAACGGCGGCATACAATCCACGCTGCTCTGCTCTGTGGGGCAAATCTGGCTGTCCACGTACCGCTCCTGCAGCCGTGGGTCGTCGTGATCCAGCACCTGCGTTGCTGCGGCCTTTCCGCCGGCCAGGGCAGCGTATGAGGCCCGAGTCCTTCTAAGCCCGTGGAAGCCCCTGTATTTCACGCCAGCGAGCCTGCAGAGCAGTTTTAAGGAAGTCCACAGCGAGCCCCTGGCCCGGTCCCAGTGCCACACAAGTTCGTCAGGCTGGCCCCGCTGCGGCAGCATCATTGCCGCCAGCTGCTTAGTGAAGTCTCGCTCGATGTCGTGCGTGCTCCCCTTCCTCGTTTCCCCCTTAAATACAACCCGCCGGCGCTCTAGGTCCAGTTCACCCCACCGCAGCGACAGCAGGGCCGTTGCCCGTTCCCCAGTGCAGTACGCCATATAGATGAGCGTTGCCCACCACCAGCAGGAAAGCTTGCCCCCGGTGCGTCCGCGCCGGTGACGAGCCTGCCTGATCATCTTCGCCACGTCTTCGGACGTGTAGGCCCGGCCTGTGGGCAGGCTCTTGGCCACCTTGATGCGTGGCAACTCTGGGAAATCCTTTGCCCACCGTTTCCGGGCAGCCAGGCTCCACACAGAAGCCAGCATCACTTTGTCCTTCTGCACCGATGCCGGCCGCACAATCTTTCCTGCCCAAGACTGCGCAGCACGGGCTCTGAGGTAGCGACTGATCACAAGGTCATCTAGGTCGTTGACCGTGGGCTCGTGCCCCAAGTGGGCACGCAGACGGTCCAAAAGCATTCCGTAGAGGGCCACAGTTTTTGGGTTGAGGTTTCGCAAGTCTGCATATCGTTCGAACAGTTCCGCCAGCGTCATCGGTTCCATCGTCTTCTCCCTTTTTTGCTTAGTGTACAGAAGTTCACCGTACAGCATTTTTTTATCTGTACAAAGTGCCGACTCCCCTCGCCTCCACTCATACTTCCACCATCGGCAGCCGGTCGTGCGGGTTCAAGCCGCTCGCGCCGGTTGCGATGGTTGGACAGTTTGGGCAAATGGACAGTTTGACTAACTCCCGCTTGGCAGTAGTATTGGGGCATGATCGCAATGGCTCACAAGATTGAAGGCGGCGAATACCTGACGATTGCTGAGGCCGTCGCCTACATCGGCTGCACGGACTCGTGGGTGAGGCATCTCATCCGCGAGGGCAAGCTCATAGTGCGGACGTTCTCTGAGCGGCTGAAGCTAGTTCCGCTGGCGGAAGCGGAGCGTGCTCGAGACGGGCTGAGCACCAGAGCCAACGGCAAGAAGCACCTTGCCAAGCGTCCTGCCGCTAAGCGGAAGAAGCCGAAGAAGGCTGTCGCTCGCCGGAAGTAGCGTTTCCACGGCGAAAACTGCCAGAAAAAATCTTTTGTGGACTACTTGACGCCTAACTTCCGATAGCCTAGAGTATTGGCGTGCGAGCGAATGAGACTCGCGGCCAGAAAACAGGAGACGAAACGATGACCGCCGCAACCAAGAACAAGTGCCAAGCCCTTCGCAACGAAGTGATCAGCCTCGGATTTACCCGCCAGCAATTTGACGCGATGGCGAAGGCGGCTTATCGGTGGCCTGACTGCTACGGCAGCTGGCACAACACCGCACTCTGCGTTCGCAACCAGTGCATCCACTGGGGAAGTGTTGCGGCCATGAAGGCTTCTGGCTGCTATCTGGGCCAGCAACTCTGACCGACCATGGTGGGGCCACCCGGCCAGCCGACAGCAGCGAAACGGGTGGCAATCGCACACAACACCAAGGCCAAGGAGGGCCACATGACACGCCGCTGGAACGCCGCTTTGCAATCGCTTGTCCTCGTCCGCCTAGGCCAGGAGCTCGGCACCTCGAGCGACCTTGCCCAAGCCATTGCCCACAGCATCGACGCACTGGTTCATGCGCTGGCTGGAGCACTTGCACGTTAACCGAACTTCCGTTAGCCTTTAGCCTAAATCCCGATACGCACTACCCGCTGCTGTACAAAGGTTCGACTCCCCAAACCGCCGTTTTCCCCGTGCGCCACGCAGATAATTCCGATTTGACACCCTAGTGAACAGGCGTATAGTTCGCCAACCCAAACGAAGGAGACCACCACGATGATGACGAACAGCACAAGCCCCGCAGAAAACGAGTACCTCGCCGCCGTCGCCGGCCTGCACGAGCAGACGG